GGTGCGTGTCTATGAAGACGAGAACATCAGCAGTGTGACAGAGCAGGAGCTGGCACTGCTGGCATAGGCAACGCCCCTAGATCGACTACAATTCAGAAGTACACAAGCAAAGGACAGCATGAACGGTTGGGCAAATCACGCGACATGGAACGTCGCTCTCTGGATAGGCAATGACGAGACCATCTACCGCCACGCCAAAGAAAACCAGAATCTAGGGTATCGCAAGTGGGCAAAGCGTTGGATCGATGAGTACGGTGAGTACATCACAGGCGACGGCATCAGTTGGTTGTCTGACGACGTAGACACAGATGAAATGGATGCGATGCTGGCAGAACTATGATCTTCTCCATGTCATCCGATCTCCAGACACGCCGCATTGTCTGGACCATGAACAACAGAACAGCAGAGGGAGGACTTCCCCCATTGGGGTTGAGCTCTAGCACCATTGGACCATCCTTCGCTGATCTCTATCATTACGAGTATGCAGCGAAATTCTACCCTGAGCTCATCGACGCATCATGAACGACAAGCAACTCAAGCGCCTCGCCAAGGTCAACGGATGGGTGAAGCACCGCAACGGTAAGCACGAGATATGGAGACGTGGCGACAGCGAACAGATCACCATCCCACATCGCACACGATCCTTTGTCATCAAGAACATCGCCAAGCAACTGACAGCAGCATGACAGTATAGCACATGGGGGGGGACTGTATATTGCCCCCCTAGCGCCCTTAGCGTTTGCGCCTAGCGAAAATCCATGGGTCCCTCCTAACCTACAAAAGTATCCAGACGACAGCTAAATATTTTTGAAAATGGTTTTTTAGAAACCTCAAAACCTGAAAAATTTTCCCAGCAAAAAAATGCCTGAAAAAGACGAGTTTAAAAATTTCGATAGTATAGTAAATAACTTCGATGACTTTTGCGATAACTTTGAGTCGCGAGCATCAGAAGCATTCATGAGAGGAGATCAAAATGACGGAAGAGTTGTTACAGCAGCAGCAGAAGTTGGAGAGTCTACTCCTAAAGCTGTCCGAGAGATTGCAGAGCCTGGACCAACGGATATCGCAATTAGAGCGCCCGACGTTGATGTATCGCCGTCCTGAGGGAAGTGATTACGAGACTCTCTCAGAGACATTAGATTATCTGCATAATAATGTAGAGGGAATCAAGAAAGATCTTTTACAGGTTGCAAAGACAGTATAATGGCAGTACAGATTGTTCCTTCACCGAATGTATTAGTAAGCGGTAAGAATTTCGTATTACTTCCGAATCCCACGGTGCCATTATTCCAGACTACGGTTAGGAACGCAGTCAATCCGATATTATATGAGACGATCGACCCAAGTCTTATGATCACTGTGCAGGCAGTGGGAGGGTGTCCATCGCCGGTATTACCCGATCTCATCACAAGTATCACATTAGTCCCTGGGTCGGGTTCAGGGGGCGCAGGGATTGGGAATAGTATAGTAAGTCTTATCGATATTGCCGACAAACCCGTACCGAACATTCCAGCATTTCGGATGGGTAGTTGGGTTGAACCTAGGATGAATTATGGAACTATTACGGGTCCACCGAGTCCTACGATGGTATTAGTAGGACCATTAAGGGGATATTATGGTGAGAAATATTTTTACGACGCCGAGTACATGTATGCATCATATTATGCAGCGAGTCCTGATTTTACGGGGGAGTTTTATGACACCATAGCCGAGGGGATAGTACCTGAGGTTAATCGTATCACTCAAATTAGTTTATTAGATGGTAGGAAGTTTTTAGAATTAGATAATATACCGGAGGGCGCGACAGAATTAACGAATGATATGTTTCCTCCCCCGGCGATTCCGATTGATATAGAACAATTAGCACCAATTGATGAATCTGAGGTATTAACAGAAGGAAGTGATTATTTGGCATCATTTATACCAGAGATTAGTAGTTGGGTTAAATGGAAACCATCATTTATTGGTGTTATGGAATATTATTATACTTTAGTTGTAACTCATACTTGTCCACCATTTGTAACAACATTTCAAGGTACTATGTTAGTACAAAATAATTGGACTCCTGCAGCGAATCGATTGTCATACTACATAGATAGGCAGGTGGGTTTCTTAGATACACCTGACGGTAATTTCATTCCTTTAGAGTAATGGCGACATTAAGACCGGTAAGTAGACTAGGCGACATCACAACAGGACATGGGTGTTATTCCCCTTCAACAGGTGTCACAAGTGCTGCTACAGTATTTGCTAATGGAATCCCTGTTCATACTCAAACAAACACCTTCACGCCCCATACATGTGGCGATGGTACTCATCCAGATGTAATTGTAGGTGGATCAGTAAAAGTTTTAGTAGAAGGGAAACCTGTAGCACGTTTAGGTGATTTATTAGCACCTGGTGGTGCTTTGATGGCAGTTGCAAGTTGGAGTGTGTTTGCAGCAGGATAATTTTGTGGTATAATATAAGAGTCAATCAAATTTGAATTATGGCAAAGAGTAGAGTTGGTCTTTCAGGTGCTGAGACAATTGAGTCCAAACCAAAGAGAACTCGTCAAGGACGAGGAAAGCATACCAAGTATACAGCGACTTCACGTAACAGTGCTAAGAAGCGTTATCGTGGTCAAGGTAAGTAATGGCAGAATATATTGAAAATATGTTTTCCATTCCCATCTTTCATTTGTATGCAGATGATTGGGAAAATAAAAAAGAAAATCTCATTGCTATATCCAAACTAGGTAATTATGATCAGAAGGAAGGCGAGGGTTGTCAAAGTGATTACTATGATAAAGAGAAAAATTATTGGGATGGTTTAGATTCTTTAATTTCTCCAGAAATTCAACGTTTTGTTGATCGTACTGGAGAAAATATGAGAGTACAGAATTATTGGTTTGAGAGCTCTAGTAAAAATCAATCTCATTATGTACATAACCATGGTGCTACTGGGTATAGTGCAATCATGTTTGTCGATTTTGATGAAGATGAGCATGAAGCTACATTTTTTCTGAGTCCGTTTAATGAATTTAAACAAGGATTACACCAAACATACCAACCAAGAGATATTAAAAGTGGTTCTGTACTTTTCTTTCCTTCAGTAATAAATCACTTTACACTACCAAATACGAGTGATTCTAATAGAGTTATATTATCTTGGAATATGGAACATACCAACCCAATGCCATTAACTCCAGTGGTAGAAGAAAAAGAAGAAGAAGAGGAAAAACCTCCTAAACTTAATATTACTTACGTATGAATTTAATTTGCAATCTTCCTGCTGAGAAAGTATGGGTTCGTAGGGAGTACTTACGAGATCATCAAGATGGGCATGGGGAGTTTGTTGAAGGCGTCTGGGTTGCTGCTAAAAGCATACCTGGGCGTGCTTTTTACTTTGAGACATACTTACCTCAGTATGGTGCAATGTATGACAAACTTCCTATTAGTGCATTTGTACGATCCGCTGAAACCCCAGTCATAGACATGAGTTTGGAGAATCTACAATTCTGGAATTGCATGGATTATGGTGTTGCATGTATGAACAAAGGATTTGTCTCATCAATGGACTGTGAGGTCTTCACTAGAGATCATGGTCTTATGAAAGGACAATACTTGTTTACACTTGATAACTACCATGCAAACCCAGATGTAATAGATAATAATGTAAGTGAGGTGCCACAAGAGCACAAATCACATAATTGCATTGCATTGAACAATGGTCAGTATGCATTGTATCCTAATAACAGGATGCGTCTGTATGACCTCTCTATTACCCCCGAGGAACCCAAGTTCCCTGACTTTAAAGTATCCACCATAGAATACCAAGTAGAGTCAGGAACGGACTGGGGACGCCTTGGAGACACAGATGATTATTTTTGGCAAACACAAAAGGAGAAACAAAATGGGACACCCTAACAGGTTAGACGGATCAGTTGACAAAGGCGATGACTTTGTTAATGAAGGTATGACACTTATCACCGAAACTGATAGTGATAAGTATCTGAACATGTCAGCAAAGCGTAACCGCAACAAAGCAAAGAACGAAGAGATCTTTGATTCTCAAGAATGGGCGGATGGATTCGTTGGTAAGTGATAAATAGTAACAGCCTATTGCTGTGTCTAAATGCCAACCTTTGAGACATTCAAAGATTTGAGTATTACCTTTAAAAAGCATCCTGTAAGTGATGATTTAGTGGTAGTAAAAGATAAAGCAGCTATTGTTCAGGCAATAACTGCTTTACTTCTTACAAACAAAGGAGAACGACCATTTCAACCTGATTTGGGTTGTGATGTTCGCAAATCTTTATTTGAACCTCTAGATTATGCAACTAGTGGTCTTATTCGTTCGCAAATTCTGGATGTTCTTGGTAAATATGAACCAAGAATTGAAGTTGAAGACATCAGAGTATCTCCCGATGAACAAAATAATGGTTATGATGTTGAATTGTATTTTGCCATTGTGGGTAGAAACGACGAAGTAATAGCAACAGAATTCTTCTTAGAGCGTACTCGATAATGCCTTATACTCAGGTTGCTAATCTAGATTTTGAAGATATCAAATCTGCTCTAAAAGATTATCTCAGAGCAACATCAGATTTTACTGATTATGATTTTGAGGGATCTGCACTGTCATCCCTTATAGACACACTTGCCTATAATACGTATTATACGGCGTTTAATACCAACATGGTAGTCAATGAACTATTCATTGATTCAGCGACCTTGAGGGACAACGTAGTATCCATTGCGAAGCAATTAGGATACAGACCGAAGAGTGCTTCTGCCCCAGTCGCTTATATTTCTTTTACAGTAACGTATACAAATCCTACGAGCGATACAGAACTCCTATTAAAGAAAGGAACGGGATTTGTTGCGAACTATGATAACACTTTATATCAGTATGTTGTACTGAACGATGCAAAAGGACAAGTATCAAATGGTGTCGCGACATTCACTGATGTTCCTGTCTACGAAGGAACACAAATTGTTAGCACATTTATAATTAACACATCACTAAAGAATCAAAAATTTGTTCTTGATAATGAAAAAATAGATACAAACACTATTGAGGTTAAAGTATTTCCAACCGGTAGTGGTTTTAGTGAGTTGTATCAAGTTTCTGAAAACATATTAGAAATTGATGGCAACTCTAAGGTAGTCTTTCTAGATGAAGTAGAAGATGAAAGATATCAAATTATTTTAGGCGATGGTGTCTTAGGTAAGAAACTAGAAAATGGCGCTAGAGTTGAAGTCTCTTATATCAAAACAAATGGTTCAGAATCAAATGGAGTCAGAACGTTTATCTTTTCTGGTGTACTAGAAACTATAAGTGGTGCATCACCACAAAGTATTACAACATCTATTACTAATACAATTCCGTCTAGTGGTGGTGAAGAAATTGAAACAACTGCAAAGATCAAATTTAATGCCCCAAAATCTTATGGGACACAGGATCGTGCAGTAACAGCACAAGACTATAATGCTATTATTCGTAATATCTACCCATCCGTAAGTGATATTATTATTTTTGGTGGCGAAGATCAAGAACCACCCGAATATGGTAAAGTATTCATTGTATTAAAACCAAATGATGCTGCTTATCTTACTTCACTGACTAAAAAAGATATTACAGATAAATTAAAAAAATATATGGTTGCTTCCGTGCAACCTGTCATTGTAGATGCATCAATTTTATATATTGAGATATCAAGTAAGATTTTCTATAATGGGTTAATTACTGATGAAACACCAGCACAGATTAGAGACAAAGTAATTGGTTCTGTTCAATCTTATCTTAATACATCAGGTCTAGAGAAGTTTAATAGCACATTTAGATATAGCAAAATCGTTGGTGTAATTGACGACACAGAACGTTCTATTAATTCAAATCTCACTTCAGTAATGATGAGGAAAGATTTTTACCCACAATTGAATTCGTCATTCTATTATGAGGTATGTTTCCAAAATACATTTGCCGAAGACTGTGATGATCCGGTCATGACATCTACTGGATTTAGAGTTACAGAATATCCAAATTTTGATGTTTATTTGGAAGATAGGGATGGCAAAATTGTCCTATATAGATTGGACTCTCTAAGTGGCGAAAAAGTTGTTCTCGACAGCGAAGTTGGTGAAATTAATTATGCTAAAGGTGAAGTCATACTTTACAGTTTGACTATTATTCGAGGTTCGACTTTCGACAACCGCATTTCAATTAGGGTAAAACCATTAACTAATGATGTCAAGGCACTCCGCGAGGTTTATCTTGACGTAGATGTATCAAATTCCAGTTTCGTTGCTTACAAAGAGTAATTAAATGAACGTAAAGACGAAGAGAATCTCAACTCTTATCGAGTCGCAACTCCCAGAGTTTATTGCTACTGAGTATGAATTGTTTGGGAAGTTTATAAAAAAGTATTACGAATCTCAGGAAATCCAAGGTGGTCCTTTGGATGTCATCAATAATATCCAAAAATATTCGGATATTGATTTTTACGAAAAAAATATTCTTAAGCAGAATGATAAGTTAAGTACTACAATTTCTTCTGCAGATACTACTATTACTTTATACGATGCTAGTTCATTTCCAAAAAATGATGGATATGTAAGAATTGATAATGAAATTATTTTTTATAGAAATAGAACAGATACGCAACTATTAAATTGTGTTAGGGGTGTTAGTGGTAATACTAAACTAGGAGATCTATACGAAAACAGTAGTTTTGTTACTACTGAATCTGCAGTTCATAATGTTAACAAAGAAGTTTATAATGTTAGCAACTTATTCTTATATGCGTTCGTAAAAAACTTTGAAAACCAATACTTGGGATCATTTCCAGAAAAGTATTTAAAAGGTGAAGTTGATAAGAGAACTTTAATTAAGAATATTACTCAGTTTTACAAATCAAAAGGAACAGATAGTTCTATTAAGTTTGTATTCAATACAATCATTGCTAAGGATACTGAAAATAAACCAGAAGTATACAAACCAAGAGATTTTACATACAAGGCATCAGAATCAGATTGGGTTAATGTATATGCATTAAAAGTAAAAGTTATTTCTGGTAATCCTGCTGACTTAATTGGATTGCCAATTGTACAGTCATCTGATGATCAAATTGGATATGCATCTGCAACTGTAGATAATGTATATGCAGATGGTACATCAGATGGCGAACAAATTTGGAACATTGTACTAGCACCAGAAACTGTTAATGGATCATTTGAGATTTCTACAAAAACAAGATTAGAAAAAGCAATTGGTAGTGGAGATGGCGCTGGAACTAAGATAAACGTATTTTCTACGGTTGGTTTGGATTCTTTTGGTAAAATCTTAATCAATAGTGAGATCATTGAATATGATGATAAGAATGTAGTTCAGTTTAATATTTTAAACAGAGGAGTACTCCCAGAAAATCATGCTGCAGGAGATTCTGTATACAAACCAGTTATTATTAATGGTGCTGGTGTTGAATTACTGACCCTTGGGGTAGTATATAACTTAGAAGCGATAGATGCACAACCATTTGCTTCTGTTGATGATTCTATTGAAATTTCAAATCCTGGATTTGAAACTGATAATCCAAAAATTGTAGAATTTGGTACGAATGTATCGAGATGGATTTTTGATACTGGATCTGCTGTAACCTCACAAACAAATCCAAATATTACATCCAGTTTAAATGATGTACCTAATAATGTATCTGCTATATTTGAAGACGATCAATATTACTATATTACAAGTTCCAGTTTCCCCTCATATAATATTTTTGATGGATCAAAACCAGAACAAACTTTAAATGATCAGAAACTTCTGAAAATTATCAGAAAAAATTCTGTTATAACAACAGAAGTATATAAAACACCAAAGCGTGATGTTGGTCTGTTAATAAATGGTGTTCCTCTGTATAGTTTTAGAGATAGTGAAAGTCTTCGTTATGGAAAACTAGAAGAAATTCAAGTTAGTTCGAGGGGAAGAAATTATAAGAGACCTCCCTTTGTTCTTATAGATGGAGTTCCAAATAAAGCAACTGCATTCCTTAATGGTGAAGTAGTTGATAGAATTGAAGTAAATACAGGTGCTATTTTTACAAGGACACCAAATGTAGAAATTGTTTCTGGTCGCAAAGCAAAAGTTCGTGCTGTTGTAACTGGTGGTAAAATTACAAGTTTGGTTATTGATAATCCAGGTGAATTTTACTCCAGTGCTCCAATTGTACAAATTAGAGATCTTTCCGGAAGGGGAAGATTTGCAGAGTATAATGCTATTGTTGACACCGAAGGAAAAATTACAGGATTTGAACAAAAAAGTGAAGGTAGTTTCTACGTACAAGAAAATGTAGTGGTAGACATCCTTACTGTTGGTGAGGGTGCTACATCAACTCCATACCTCAAAGAATGGAACAAGAATAGATTCGTATCTCTTCAAACTGAGTTAGATACAGAGTTTGGATATGTATTTGAAAATTTCGATATTATTCAAAATTATGGATATGGACAAATTGCAAACCCCAAAAAATTACGTGTTTCTTTAGGTGATAATATTGATAGTGCTGGAGCAGAACCAACTGTCAAAACTCACTCTCCTATTTTAGGATTCGCTTATGATGGAAATCCGATCTATGGACCATTTGGACATCAAGACCCTCTAAATTCTAGCTCTTCTATTGTAAGAATGACTTCAAGTTATTCTCTGACAGGATCTAGAACTGCAGGACCTTCACTAACACAATATCCTTTAGGTTCTTTTGTAGATGACTATACTTATAGTCATAGAAGTGGTTCATTAGATAAGAATAACGGAAGATTTTGTATTACTCCAGATTTTCCTGATGGGACTTATGCATATTTTATTACTATTGATAGTAATCAAGTACCACAGTTTCCATATATTTTGGGAGAAAATTTCTATTCTCTTCCAGTAGATAGTAACTACAACACACCAATCAATCACAGCGATATTCCAAAATCTGCTAAAAGATTTTACACTGCGGGTATGCCAGGAAATGGCGCTGGTCTCTTAGCAAAAATTTCGGATATTAAATCCGGTAGCGTCGAAAGTGTTTATGTAGAAGATTCATCAGATAACTTCTCAGTTAATTCGCAACTATTCTTTGATAATTTAAATACCGAAGGATCTGATGCAGAAGCAATCGTATCAGAAGTACAAGGAAAGACTGTAAGTTATCTACAAAGTAAAGAAAACAAAGTAGTAAAACTGACTACTATTCAGAATGCATATCTTTTTCAAGATGATATTTTAACACAACCATCAAGTAGTGCTTCTGGTCAAATTGTAGGCACTGTAAGAAATGATAGTGTTATTGTTCTTAAAAATGTTTCAGGAACATTTGATAATACCGGAACTTTTTCTGCTGCGACTAAAACATTTATCTTAGTATTAGATCAGGACAGTTCATATACTAAAGGTGCTATTTTAAGTCTCACTGATGGAATTAATATTCCAATTGCTACAGGTGAAGTTTTAGAGGGAACTAGCAGACAAAATACTGTACAGATTAAAGTTCTTACTGGTACTTGGGGTCTTGATGAAGATTATTTCTTACAGTCTGATAATCTATTCAATACTTCGGGAACTAAGATAACGGTTATTACTTCACTTAGTGATAACTTAGAACCATTTGAGGTTAATCAAAGTGTTGCATTGATAGAAACTGATACAAACCATGGTCTTGGTGTTGGTGATATTGTAAAAATTGATATCAATCCGGATGATACAACTAAAACAAAAACTTACTATGTAAGAAAAAGATTATATCAGAATGTACAATTTCGATCTTTTTCCAGCGAATCAACAATCAATTACAGTGGTGTAGGAAGATTTACTATTTTAAATGGTGGTGCTGATTATACTGAAGGCGTATATACTAACATTCCTTTAACTGGAGGGTCTGGAGAAAATGCTACCGCTGCTATTACTGTATCCGCAGAAGGAGTCATTAATGATATCCAATTAGAAGATGGTGGACAAAAGTATAGACGAGGAGATTTCCTTTCTGTTGATGATGATCAGTTAGGAAGATCTGGAGCATCATTGTCTACTGCGCGTCTAATTATCTACATTGATCATTCCGGTGTTGGATCTCAATCATCTCAGATGAGACTTGCTAGCATTGATGGGTTCTCTGATGGGGATCTAATTAAAGTTGGAAATGAAATTATTGAAATTTCTTCTATTACTGGCGATGTTCTTAACATCATTAGGGCACAAGAAGGAACAGAGGCAGTAAATCATTTTGATGGTGGGTTAGTACAGTTATATAAACCAAGATATAATTTCACACCAGATTTTCCTTTAACAAATACCAATGGAACTGGGTATATTAGATCATACGATCCAGATACACAAAAGGCAGTCATTGTATTTGATTATGATATTACTTTTGCTGATGCTACAAAAGTTGTAAATAGCACGTCATTTTTTGATGCCAGTAGTCCAAATAGATTAGTACGAGTTCAATCAGTAGAGACTGCGGCATCTAAGTTTGAGATTTCTTCTGATAATATCAACTTTACACCTAATCCAGATTTAGATATTCAGGAATACTACAAGTATATTTTTGATACATCACACTCTTCAATGACTGGTGTCGAATTTAACTTAAGTCCAAGTAGAAATTATAATTTATTAACTCTTGAGCAAATTGTCTCATCTGCAGTTCCAGGAAATGTTGGATCTTTCGTTGATGTCAAATTTGGATTTGGTTCTAGATTAGCACAAAATAATTACAATATCAAAAAGAAAATTAATTTTTCAAGTTTTTATTATTTTGATAAAAATAATATTGTAGATGCAGAAGAAGCAAAATTAAATATTATACAGGATCCATTACAAGGAAATAAAACTGTAAATTATGTAACATCTAATAGATTTGTTTATGATATTTTATCCACACCATTATGGGATGGTTCTGGAGATATTACTTATACAACTACAGGTCAATTTGCTATTGGAAAGATTAATCGTATTGGTATCATCAATTTTGGTTTAAATTATAAAAAACTTCCTGTTATTACAGGAGTAGATACTAATAATGATTTTAGAGGTGAAGCCACAGTAAGATTTGATAGTTCCACAAATACTATTATTGGGGTAGATATTGAAAATAAAGGTTCTAATTATGTAAACCCAATAACGGTTATCACTGATGGTGACGGAACTGAGGCAAGATTTAATACTGTTGCTAGAAATGGAGAATTGTTCTCTATTACTATAGAAAATCCTGGAAAAAATTATACATATCCACCTACAGTTAGAATTATTGAAGGTGCTGTAAAGTTATACGCAAGCAGCAGTGAAATTGGTATGCCGAGAAGTGTATCGATCATTCGGAATGGTGGAGCATATCATTTAGACGAAACAGTAGCATCTAAGATTACTTCTAAGTATGCTGTCAGTTTAACTAATATTTCTGGAGATTTCCAAAAGGGAGAAGTAGTAGAGCAAGTTATTAATTCGACAGTTGTCTTCAGAGCATATGTTTCCGAGTGGAGATTTGGTTCTAATATTATAAAGTTAGAAGATATTTTTGGTATTGTTAGAGAAAATCTTCCTTTGTATGGAAAAGCATCTTTTTCTACTGGTGTAGTAAAATCAGTATACTTAACAACTTTCAAAAATCAGATTACAAGTTTTTATGATAACTTAGGATTTTATACTTCGGATAAGGGTAGGTTAGGAGTAGCAAATCAAAAACTAACTGACAGTTTCTTCTATCAAGACTATTCTTATGTCGTAAAATCTAAGACTTCTATTGAACAGTGGAGAGACCTAATAAAATCTACCACACATCCTGCCGGATTTAAACTATTTGGACAGGTTGATATTGAGGGAGATGGCACCATAAAGATGCCAAATAACCTCAAAAATAAAGCAAGTCATTTTACTTCAATTCAACTTTGGGATCCTGACAAAAATAAAATTACAAGTGATATAAAGCAAAGAGTTATAAGTCAGACTATACAAAGAGTAGAAAATACAAGAATACGAAGAGGACAAGGTTCAGCCGCGACATCCGAGTTTAACTTTAATGAAACTCGTGGATTTGATTTTACTCTAGGTTCTTCTTTTGATGGATACTTTGATACTGATGGTAGATTACAAGGAACTACTACATTTACACTATTTGATGATTTAGGAGCTCCGTTCTTTCCTGTTAGTTCTAAAAATCTTATTATTACTTTAGATGGTATTTTACAAGAACCAGATGTTGCATATACAGTAAATGCAAATCAAATTACATTTACACAACCCCCACTTGGAAATAATGTAAAACTAACGGGTCAACGTGCTGGTGCTGTAACTTCTTATAAGGGAGTTAAATTCTACGGTAGAAACTTTAGTTTCAATCAAAATCAATATAATCAAAAATATATTAGAAAGATTAGAAATATCTTCCAAAGAAATGGAAGATGGATTGATGCAGCTAATCAAATCGAAAGAAATAAAACTTTTATTATTCGCGAAACACTTGGATATGCACAAGCAAACTATTCTGTAATTGATTGGAGAACTAAATTAGATGACTATACAGGTGATATTGGATACATTTTAGATGCTTACATTCACGACTTAAGGTTTGGTGGAAATGCCAAAGTAGTAAATTATGCCGAAATATTTGCAAATACTGATTATATTAGCAAAAACAAAACAGAATCTTTAGATATTTACAATTATGCAACTAGACTTGCAAGAATTGCTATACGAAATTGGGATTATACTGATTCAACTGTTTCATATCTGCAGGGTTCTACCAAAATTAACGTTACTAACAGCAACGATTTGGCAATTGGAATGCATGTCAGTTCTGGTAGAGCATTTCCACTAGGAACTAAAATTATCGCAATTGATAGTTTAACCAAAATTACAGTAGATACTCCTGCTTTATCGAACTCTGGTTCTTCCGGTGGTGCATCAGTAGCAGAAACTAATTTAAATGGTTCTTCTGGTAATCAAGGTGGATTTGTTGTTCCTACTAGTGTTGCTAGCATCTTACCAGGAAATACTTTTTCAGTAGAACCAGGAGATACAATTGTATCTCCATTATCTTTCTCTGGTATTGAAAGTGCTACGTTTTATCTAAGTGCTGTTAATACCGGCACTTTCTATGACGCATCGAACTTAATTTCCAAAAATATTCAGTTGATTGCTCAAAAATCAATTGAAGATGCTGATAATATTATGAATACTAAGTATGGAATACAATATCTTGAATATACAAATTATACACAAAATCATTGGTATAATTTAGAACAATATATTAATGCTGTTGTATATCATTTTAGGTTTGGTGGAAACTCAAAAATTACTTCTTTTTGGGAGAAAGTTGATTTTAGGATTCCAACAAATACAACGATTGGATTACCATCGGGTGATACTGATTTAGGGAATGGACAAACTTTCCAGCAATATCATGAAGAGATGCATGCAACTGCGTTATTTGCCGCTACAGTTTACATGGTTGATGCAATGCGTAATAATATTACTGTAGCATCAGATGATTACTCAAATCTAAACTTAGTACCATTTATTGACTCTGCTGTTGCGGCAGATACACAGTTTCCTTTCTGTGCCGAAGTAGAATCTGCATTGCAAACAATTCAAGATATTCTTTATGCATCTATAAAGTATGATTCTAGCACAACATATACAGGACCAGTAGATCCTACACCAGAAAATGAAAACAAAAGAGGATACTGGACTCAACTAATAACATATTCAAACTACAATATTATTCCTGATACGCAATATCCAATAGGAGAATGCAATGATGTAATTTCATCTGTTGATTTGTTCTTAGATAATATCAAAGATATTTTTGACGATATTGATATAGTTCCAACCACACCAGACTATATTGATGGAGAAACAAAATCATTTGACTTATATTGGAGTAATGGAGATCCAATAATCAGCGAAAGAGACGAGAATCTTTTACTGACTATTAATGCAGTTTTGCAAGAAACTAAATTTAATGCTTCATACCCTGGTGATGATTCATACTATATCGATAGAACTGTCGTACCAAATAAATTAGTATTTGATGTTGCTCCTATTTGGGATCAAGATGCTGGTGCAAAAACTCTTGGAGAACCAACTGCAGTTGAAAAAGTTGCTGGCGTTGGTATTGGTAATTATAAAAGATTAACAATTGATAAAAATTTAGTTAATAATGTAAGGTCTAGTCCATTCTTGATCTTAGATCTGGAAGATTTAACTGTACAAAATATTGATGAACCCGACTACTTACTAGTGTTTATTGATGGAGTTCTACAAGTACAAGGTGATAGTTACACTGTATCTGGTCCCAATATCTTCTTTACATTTCCAATTACAAAACAAATGAAGGTTGACATGCGCTACCTTTATGGTAGAGATGTTGGTCAAATCTTAAACATCTATGATTATAATTCTGATGTATACTATGCACAATCTAAAGTTATATTAGAGACTACTTCAGGATTGAGCGATTTTCTTGCTGGAATTTGGGCAGGTCCATATAGAGGTAGTGCTCCATTACAAATCGTGCAATTTGCACCTAACAATAAGTTAATTGTTATTGGTCAAATTAAAGATTATAGCATTACTGGTAATACTATTAATCTCAGTGTTTTTGGTAATAAGGCGGTTTTAGATCCCACATTAGATATTGTATTTGTTGTAAAAGGACAATATAATTACTATACATCATTTACTATTGATTATTCACAATCTTCAATTACATACGAAACAGACGAAAATGGTAGACTTCTTTTAAGAGGCAACGATCAAGTTTGGCGTGGTACATATTTAAGAAACACATATAAAAATCCATTCCTGAGTCTTTCTAATAATACTAAAATTAGAGTAGAAGGTCAAGAAAATTTCAGAAAAATCAAAAAACTGCCGGGACAGTTAACTTCTAAAGAAGAGAGATATGAAGAATCATTATCCAATTCATATTATGGTTTTGTTGAAATTGATTCGTATAATGGTATTACTAGAGGTGAAGGTCTCAGTATTGTTGCAGAAATTCAAAATGGTTCTGTTGTAGGTCTAACTTGGAATCAACGTAGTTATGATCCTATTACACAACCTACTGCATATCAATATTATACCCCACCAGTAATTAACTTTGTACCCAGAAATGGTAATGGTGGTGGTGCATCTGCCAAAGTTCTTGTAAGTAAAGGTCAAGTCATTAGTGTTGATCTTGTTAGTGGTGGTAGTGGGTATACTGAAGCACCACAAGTAATTGTTGCACGTAGATATGATGTTCTAGAAGAAACAGATATTGGCGTATCTGTAATTAATTGTGGCATTACTCAGGAAGCAATTCTTACGATGTCTGGATTCTCAACGATTGCTACCCTTGGTAATCAGGTATCTGGTGTCAATACATTTACTTCTGTTTTCTTCAATAGTCCTGTTGATGCAGATAGAGTTATTACTGCAGAGATTCAACTGGTTGAAGAATGTAGTGAAGATCTGTCTGTTGGTTTAGTAGCACCTATACTCAAGATAGATGACTTCTTCTATGATGATACTATTCCAGGAACTCTGGTGTATGAGAAGACACAAGTCGATATTACTGTTGCCTCTCTGTCTAAGAATCTTAATGTATTCTCGATTGATACCTCTAGACAAATTACAACAACACTCTCTAATTTAATTAATAATACCGCATTATCTAACACAAATTACTATGAAGTTGCGGCATTCTTGGATCTTCAACTTGATCCAGGTGAAAATATTATTTACATTGCTGACACAACTAAGTTCAAATCTAATGGATACTTATTAATTGGAACTGAAATTGTACGCTATTTACGTAAGATAAATGATCGTTTCTTGGCAGTAGAGAGAGCTCAGAAGGGTACTACCGAACAGACATGGGTAGCAGGAACTTATATCAGACAAATTCCTGATCCAGTATCTGCAGTATACTCTGGCGTTATTGCTGTCGAATCCGAATCTCAAGTCATGACTTTGAGAGGTGGTTCGGAAATTGGAGGAACTGAAAGGAAATATCAACAACAACTTATTACTCCAATCAACACAATTCAAAATACGCATAGAGTAATTGAATCCCAGTTGCAGATTGGTGTTAGCATTGATAGTTCTTTCTCCGTATTAACTCAGGTCAAGTATAAACTTGAGCAACCATATACTGCGGTTACTCCATCATCACTATCATATCAAGCAACTGTAGTTTCTGCAGAAATTCAAAATGTAAGTTCACAGTTTGTTCAAAAAGCATCTACCGAAGTATTAATTATTCCTGCAGCAAGCGGAGTTGTTGATGGATATAGAGAAGTTATTTTCATCACTGATCCAATTGAAACAAGAACAAATGGATTTGTTAATATATTAGATGATTATGGTGTAACTAGAAGAGATACTACAACTATCTTTGTTACTAACTCTGTATCTGGTGTTTCATCAGAATATATTGGTAATTACACCAGGACAAATGTTGGTCCTACTATAGGAAACTTCTATGCTTCATATGATAGTGGTACTGCAGATGTATCTGGATTAACTATTGAGATGCTTTCCGCATATTATGCGTCATTAACACTACAAGATTTTGTCGATAGAAAAGATTCTAGTTATACAATTTCCGGAATTAAATTCAATCTAGGAAACCCATCAATTCAAAATCCGGT